AAATTTTGAATCCGAACTGTATAACATGAAGGACGCTAATACGTCACCTAGACCAGCAATTAAAGGTGCGTATGAAGTTATAGAGTATTGGGGGTACGCTTCATTTAGTGATCTGTTAGAGTTAGACCCAGTGCGGTTTGCTGAAATGGCCGCTACACTAGGTGTCGATGATGACATTCCTTGCAACATTTGGACAATTGGTAACACAGTAATTAAAGTTGAGATCCAACCTATAACAGGTTTAGTGATTCCTTATTACGTTTACTACTTTGATAAAGATGAAACCTCCATTTATGGTGAGGGCATCGCTTCAATAATGAGAGATCCGCAGCGATTAGTCAATGCTTCTATTAGAGCAATGATTGATAATGCAGCTCATTGTGCTGGTCCGCAATATGAAGTTAATGTCGATCTTCTTGCTGATGGTGAAGATCCTTCAGATATTGGCGCATTTAAAGTATGGCTGCGCACTGGCCGTGATGCTGATGTGGCTGGGAAAGAAGTTGTTCGTGTTAAAACAATTGCTTCATACACCCCCGAATTCCTTAACATGTACGGATTATTCAGTCGGTTAGGTGATGAAGTTACAATAGTTCCTCGTTATCTGCAAGGTGATGCAAGAGTTAGTGGTGCAGGACGAACTGCTTCTGGTTTATCAATGCTTATGGGACAGGCAAATGTTGGCTTATCTGATTTAGTTAAGATGTTTGATGATGGAATAACTAAACCGTTTATCACTGCCATGTATAATTGGAATATGGAATTTAACGAGAACCAAGATGTTAAAGGAGATATGAAGATTATTGCTCGTGGTTCAACTGCTCTTATGGCTAAAGAAATCCGGGCTCAGCAGATACAGACATTCTTACAGATGACTCTTAATCCGGAAGATGTGACATGGATTAAACGTGGCAACTTACTGCGTCGCTGGTCAGAGTCAACAGATATTGGTGGTGATGAAGCTGTTTACACTGAAGATGAGCATAGTGCTATGATGGAGCAAAGACAAGCAGCAATGGCACAGGCACAAGAAGCCCAGCAAGGTGCAGGATTCAATCAACTTGAATCAGTAATAAAACAACTTGAAGGTGGCATGCAAATGATTGCTGAAAAGGTTAGTGGTATAGAAAATTTTATCACTCAAGCAACTCAACAAGCCGCTGGAATTGGAAGGCCAATGTCTGAAAGAATGGGGAACCAATAATGAATTTAATTAACATGGAAAGACCTAAACCAGAAGATGCCAAAAAAGAAGCAGTCGAAGCAATGCCTATTACTGGTAACTCATACTATGAAAAATACCCATGGGGTCTGCGGTTAACTCTTAATAATGAAGAGTTAAAGAAACTTGGCATGAAAATAAAAGATCTAGAAATTGATACAGTTGTCAGCATCACTGCAAAGGCACTAATCACTAGTCTGTCAAGTGATCAGAATATTGAAAACAAAGAAGGTACCAGGAACAGAGTTGAGCTTCAGATCACTGATTTGGCAGTTGAAAGTGCTGAAGACTTTGAAGGTGCTTTCAAAGAGGCTGTGGATGAGTAGAGAGATTAAGGATCTATTAGTAAGGGTTAAACCCCTGATCCACCAACCTGGTGTCGGTGACCTTTTACACTTATTAAGTTTGTATGTAGAAGAATGGAAAGAGGATCTAATTATCACGAATGATGAAAAGACAAGAGGTGCAATCATTAAAGTTCGTGGCATCATTAACGATTTAAAGCGCGACACGAATGGCAAGCAGTATAAAAATGGTGCCTATAATGGTGAGGGAAATTAACTACCCCAGTTTGGGCATAGTTAAAATAAATAGTGGACACGCTTCGGCACCCACAGGAGAAAGTAATGAGTACTGAAAACGAACAAAATGTTACGGAAAAAGCGGTTGAGGTTACTGATGCAACTTTTGCTGAAGTTTTTGACCAGGTAACTAATGGCATTACACCAGTTGAAACTACAGTTAAAGATGATAAAGTACCTATTGAGGCTTCTACTGTTGCGGACACTGAACATGTAGATGGTACAAAGGTCAGTGATTCAACAGCAGTGACTACAGATAAAGAGAAACCTCTTGTTGAGCAAAATGTTGAGCAGATCGACTATAAAGTTTTATTGGAAAAGGAACAACAGCGTAATAGATCATGGGAAGGTCGTATTGCGAAGTCTGAGAAACGCAGTAAAGAGCTGCAAGAGAAACTCGATGCAATGGAAGTTAAGTCTGCGCCAACTACTACTGAAAGTTTAGTTGATGTAGAAGATCCGTTGATTCAGGGTTTCATTAAAGAAATGGGAGATGACTTCATTAAACCTCTTAATGCTTATATTAAAAAAGCTATTAATGAAGCAATCAAGCCATTCTCAGAAAAAGTTCCAGTGATTGAGCAGCAAGTTTCCTCATTCGCTGAAACGAAAGCAAAAGACCATTATAGCACTATTCTTGCAAGTCATTCTGATGTAGCAGAGATTCTTGAAAAAGGAGAACTTGAAGAGTATGTTAATGGTTTACCTTATAGTGACGCTGTTGAAAAAAAGAAGATAATTGCTGGCGGTTCTACTCAACAGGTAATTGGGTTACTAGACGAATTTAAAGAAAAGACCGGCAAAGTCAAGTCGGCAAAAGTTGAAACTGAAACTGTTATCACAAAGCCTTCTAAAGAAAAGATTACAGCAGCAACGGCAGTTAAAGGTGGGTCATATACCATACCTAAAGGCAAACCAAATGCTGATGATTTTAATGGGGCATTTGCTGAAGCAGTAGAAGCAACAAAATAAATAGGAGGAAGTTATGGCAATCATTACGACATATGGTGATATTTCACCGAGAACAGCTGCTTATGCTGCAAAAGAATTTCTTGAGAGAGCAGTACCTTTCCTGGTTATTGAAAAGTTCGGTCAGGCAAAACCTTTGCCGGCCAATAGTTCAAAGACTATGGTTTTCCGCCGGTATAACGCTATTTCAGCAACGCCTAATGTGTTGGTTGAAGGTGTGACACCTACTGGCAAACAGATGACATCTACTGATGTTACGGTTACTTTGGAACAACTTGGTGATCGCATTGTTATTACGGATGTTATTCTCGATACGCATGAAGATCCGGTTTTCCGTGAGGCACAGGATGTCCTTGGTGAACAGGCTGGTCAGATGGTCGAAATCGCTCGGTTCGGCGTTATCAAAGCAGGTACTAACGTGTACCGTGCTAATGGTACTGCCCGCACTGACATTAATTCGCCGATCACCCTTGGTCTGCAGCGCAAAGTTACACGTTACCTGAAACGCCAGATGGGCAAGAAGATTACCTCAGTGGTTAAGTCTACTCCGGCTTATGGCACGCAGTCTGTGGCCCCGTCCTATATTGCTCTGTGCCATTCCGATTGTGAATCTGATATTCGGAATATGCCTGGTTTCGTGCCGGTTGAAAACTACGGCTCCGGTATGACTCCGTATGAAACGGAAATCGGAAAAGTTGAAGATGTTCGCTACATCTATTCCACGATTTTTGAGCCGTGGGCAGATGGTGGTGGTGCATATGCAGGTTCCGGAACGGCCATGTTGTCGACGACTGGTACGTTGTCTGATGTTTACCCGATCCTTTTCCTGGCGAAAAATGCCTACGGTATTGTCCCGCTTAAAGGCGCCAATGCCATTACTCCTATGGTTGTTAATCCGAAACCGAGTGATAGTGATCCCCTGGCACAGCGCGGTCATGTTGCCTGGAAGTCCATGCAGAAAGCAGTTATCCTGAATGATGCTTGGATGGTTCGTGTTGAAGTCGCGGTAACCGCGAATCCTGAATAACCTTAACTGATGCGTGGAGGAATGTATAATGAAAGATGTTAACAATAGAGTGGAACAAGATCGAGAGATCATCAACCCATTGGCTGATGACCCTGATGTTTTATTTAAAGAAGAATCTACTCTTGATAAAGAGCAGGAAACTATTATTCTTAATCAGTTGCTCGGCTCTGCAGAAGAAATTCGAAATGCTAAAAAGGTTCGAATTATGATGCACAATCAAGAAGGTGCACTGGGTAATCAGCCGGTGTTTGTGTCGGTTAATGGCATGGGGTACTCGATACCGCGAGACGTACCCGTTGTAATTCCCGTGCCCATATTAAAAGCACTTGAGGATGCTGTTGAAACAAAGTACTATCGAGAAGAAATTGGCGGTGTGTTTGTTGGCCCGA